AACATCTCAACAGAGAATGATTTTTTCATTCTTGACCCGTTGGACTATGCAGCGGCGGAAGACGCTGGGACGATTCTTGCCATCGTTCACAGTCACCCGCAGACACCAGCGGTCGCGAGCGAAGCAGACAGGATGGCGTGCGAACAGTTCGAATTGCCTTGGCACATTGTCAGCTTGCTAGACGAGCGTTGGTGCGGCATTAAACCGTCTGGCTATGAAGCCCCGCTTATCGGTCGGGAATGGGTTTGGGGCGTATCTGACTGCTGGACGCTGGTTCGTGATTACTACCGTCGAGAGATGGGCGTCAAGTTACGCGATTGGCAGCGGCCTGAAAGTTCTGAAGCGTTTCGTCAGTTGCCTTTATTTGAGCGTTGCTTTGGCGATACGGGCTTTGTCGATACAGGCAGCAAGGAGCCTGAAAAAGGTGACGCCATGCTGATGAGCCTCGATGGTTCGCCAGGATTAAACCATGTCGCCGTGTATATCGGAGAAGGCAAGATGCTGCACCAGCTCCAAGGCAGGCTGTCATCTCGTGATTACTGGGACGGGTACTGGCAGAAAGTCACAGGTAGAATTGTGAGGTATAGCGGCTGACTGCAGATGCTCCGCACGGTCAAGGTTTACGGGCACTTGGCAGAGCACTGCGGCCAGAGCGTGTTTGAAGCATTGGTGCGCGTGCCTGCTGATGCCATCAAGTTTCTGCTGTGCAATTTTCCTGAGTTACGGGGATTGATGCGGGACGGCTACTACAAAGTGGCAGTTGGTTCGCATGATTTGCAACTTGCCGACTGTCCTGAGCAGCTTCACTATCCCTTGTCTGATGACGATGTGATCAAAGTAATTCCTGTTGTCACTGGAGCGGGTGGAGGATTTGGAAAGGTACTTGCTGGAGCGGCGTTGATTGCTGCTGCAGTCATTCTGGCTCCAACAGGGGGAGGTGGTTTCTTAGGAGCAGTTGGTACTGGTTTTTTCAGCGGAGCCGTGTCTACTGCGGCTGGCAGTATCGGTCTTTCTTTGGCCTTAGGCGGCGTTGCACAGCTAATTTCTCCTGTTCCTGAATTACCTTCCTTTGACAGTGGTGGCCTTGAGGGTACGGGTCAACTACAGAACTTTGCTTTCCAGTCGATTGGCAACGTTGATCGCGAAGGCGTTCCAGTGCCAGTGGTTTACGGAGAAATGATTGTTGGTAGCGTTGTCATATCGACGGATCTCGTCGCCAAAAAAATTGAAGGGTAGTCATGCCAAAGGACAGTCTTAACTCCAAACAGATAGCCCGTATTGTTGACCTGCTCTGTGAGGGGGAGATTGAAGGGTTTCCTAATGCAGTACATCCTGACGGCACAAAAATATCCAGAACTACTGCTAAAGAGCAGTATTACCTTGGTTCGCTTAAGGACGTTTTCTTTAACAACACACCTGTTCTTGCTGCTGAAGCACAGGTAAATAGCGACAGTAAAATTACAGACGATGAGATTAGGCAGCACCTTAACTTTGATTTAGGCGAGGGTGTCTTCCAAAATGAGCTTGGAACGCAGGACCAGCCTAGGCTTTCTAAGTTTGGCAACTCAACAAACAGAAGTAACGTTGTTGTTAACACTGAAGTCCCTAAAGCCTCTGTGCCTAGTGGAACAACTCATACATGGACTTATACTGCCGATGGCGCTCCAGTTACTCAGCAAATAACAGACGTAGATGTTGACCAAATTAATGTAACTATAGGAGTCAATTCTTTAAGTCGTTTTACGGAAAAAGGAGAAATTAAGGGTTCAATTATTAGATACAAAATTCAAGTTCAATATAACGACGGTGGCGGTTATGTGGACTATCCAATGGCCGGGGATTACGACGAGGGAGGCAGGTATTTAGGGGATGGAAACTTTGAGATCGTTGGCTATACACCCGACCTGTATCAAGAGACAAAAGCGCTTGTCCTTGATGCAACAAAAACTAGCGATCCAAGTAATTTTCCTGTCAATATCCGGGTTATTCGTACTTCTCAGGAAGTGCGTGATTTTACAAAAGAAACGGTAAATGACACGCTGACGTGGTTCAACATGACTTTAATTGTTACTGATAAAACTCGATACCCAAACAGTGCTCTTTTTGGACACAGGTTTGATGCACAGCAGTTTAGTAGCATCCCTCGCCGCACTTATCGCATACGCGGCCTTAAGGTTCGAATTCCGCATAACGCTACTGTCAGGGCTGACGGGTCGCTTGAATACACTGGAACGTTTAACGGTACCTTTAAGGCAGCGCGTGAATATACGAATGATCCAGCTTTTATTCTCTACGATCTGCTTACAAACACCCGCTATGGACTCGGTTCCTTTATTCTGACGCCAGAGGAACGCGCAGAGGCGGAGAAGAATGGTGGAGATAACTTTGAAGGCACTTCCGATGTTGCCGCCAATCTTGATATTTACAGTTTTCAGCAAGCAAGTGCGTATTGCGGGGAGATCGTAAACGACGGCTTTGGCGGAACTGAGCCTAGGTTTTCATGCAATGTTTGCATCAATACGCAAAGAGACGCATTCAAGCTTGTGCAGGAGATGTGTTCTGTTTTCCGCGCTATGCCTTTCTGGGAAGCAGGCGGTATTTCATTGGCGCAGGATCGTCGGGAAGATTTTACTTACGTCTTCAACCAGTCAAACGTAACGGAAGCTGGATTCAGCTATTCGGGTTCAAGCATGAAGGGTCGACCCACTTGCGTTTCAGTACGGTATTTCGACAATGATGCCCGTGACTTTCGGCAAGAGCTGGTTGAGCTAAATAGCCAGTTTATCAATAGCGCAGATCCGAACGTAGATTTTCTTGAAAAGTACGGATACAACAAAAAGGAAATTATTGCTTTCGCCTGCACAAGCAGGGGACAAGCGTATCGGCTGGGGAAGTGGTTTCTTTACACCGCGCACCGGGAGACAGAAGTCTGCAGTTTTGAGACAGACATGGCGGCTGGTATTGTTGTTCGTCCTGGTGATTTCATCAAGATCAGCGATCCAGTGCGCAATGGTCGCGTCGTTGCTGGTCGCGTTACATCTGGCTCAACAATTACTGAAGTCAAGCTGGATCGAACTGCTAGTGACATGTTCGGGTCTAACCCTCCGACAGATTTTGTTTTCCATAGTGTCGATACGGATGGCAAATATATCCAAGTTGCTACTTCGACTATTTCCGGAAACACAGTTACGCTTGGTACTGCCTTGAATGCGCTTACCGAGGCAAGAAAGGCACCCGCTGCAGGTGCGCCTTTCAACATCGGTTATGAAGAGATCAACGTGACGCAGTGGCGCGTTTTGACCGTAGAGGAGGGTGATGGTGTTTATGCAATAACTGCATCAGCGCATGAGCGGCCTAAGTACAACATCATTGAAGATCCGACTTTTACTTTTGGTCCGCGAAACATTACGCAGCTTGGTGCGAAGCCTGATCCAGTTACAAACCTGCAGCTTGAGGAAGAGCTCTACGAAGAGGGCGATAAGGTACTGCAAAGGATTAAAGTCAACTGGCAGCAATCAGATCGCGCTAATGAGTATGAAGTCGAGTACCAACTAGATTTTGACAATTCAGTCAAGGTTTTTGTGCCTGGCACTGCATATAACATTCCCGACTCAAGCACTGGCACTTACAGAGTTTCGGTTCGTGCTGTCGGCTATGCGTTAGATATTGCGCAAACAGGTAAACGTTTTAGCTCAGCAACTACTGCGTCCATTGAGGCTGTTGGTAAAAACGACCCGCCAAGCAACATTGCAAGTCTAAACATTACTCCGATTGATCAGCACACGGCTGAGCTGCACTGGCCTGAGGCGACTGATCTTGACGTGAGGATTGGTGGAACGATTGAGATTCGACACAACCCACGTACAACTGGTGACATCAAATGGTCACAAAGCGAAAAGGTCACACCAGCCGTCAACGGAAGTACAACGCGAAAAATTGTGCCCTTACTTGACGGGCACTATCTGATCCGCGCCAAGGATTCAGTCGGTAACTATGCGCCTCTTAGCGGCATCCCCACGGTTTTAGTTGAGCTGCCTGAACCGCAAGACCTAGAGGTGGTTCAAACCTTTACGGAAAATCCAAGCTTCCCTGGAACGTTTACGCAGACCTTCAACAGCGTTGATGAAGGCGGTATTTCGCTGCAAAGCAATGGCCTGGTCGATGACATTGCTGATTTTGACAGCGTTACAAACCTAGATTTCTTTGGCGACCTAGTGCCGACCGGCAGTTACATCTTTGCTAACACGTTGGATCTTGGCGCGAAGTATGACGTTGAACTGCTTGCAAACCTAAAAATCAGCACGATCAACCCCGACGATTTCTGGGATTCACGGTCAGACGACATCGACACCTGGAACGACATCGACGCTGACGACCTTTCCGAAACCAACGCAGAGCTGTATTCAAGATCTACTAACGACGACCCAAGTGGTTCGCCAACCTATGGCAGTTGGGAGCCTTTTGCTAATTCGACCAAGCGCGGTCGCGGTTTCCAGTTCAAGGTTGAGATGGAGACCAGCAACGACTCGCAGGATGTTGTGGTGCAAAATCTTGGTGTGACGGTGAGTCTGCAGCGCCGGGCAGAACAGCAGCGCAACATCAGCAGTGGGACTTCTGCTAAGGCCGTGACGTTCCCGTCTGCGTTTTACAGCACACCAAGTATTACGATCACGGCAACCAACATGGCTACGGGTGATTTCTTTGAGCTGAGCAGTGTCAGCAGGACTGGCTTCACCATTACGTTTAAAGATTCTGGCGGTACTATTGTGGATAGGACATTCGACTACCAAGCCGTTGGCCACGGCAAGGAGATCACCTGATGGCACAGGCAACTGACTATTCACTCGCTAACCAATCAGGCTCGGCATTTAGGGCTGAACTTAATTCGATTCTTGGCGCGATCCAAACGCTAAACAGCGGAACATCAGCGCCGGGCAACTTGGTGGCCCACATGGTGTTCTTAGACACCAGCACAACACCGGCAACGCTCAAGATCCGCAACGCCGCTAATGACGGGTTCATCACGCTTGGAACGGCAGCGACCAACTTTGGCCTAGCTGGCTTATCTGGCGCAACGTTTACGGGTGACATCACGCTGAACGCGCAGTCTGATGTGCGTTTTGCTGATTCGGACAGCAGCAACTACATTGCGCTTCAAGCCCCCGCCACTGTTGCCAGCAACGTCACGCTGACTCTTCCAGCAGCTGACGGCAGCGCGAACCAAGTGCTGAAGACTGATGGCTCTGGAGCTTTAGGGTTTGCGGATTACATATTGGCGAGTGAAACGACCAATGGTCAGTCGGTTACAGGTGGTGTTCGTGGGTCGATTACTGCATTGACCGATGGGGCCACGATTACGCCTGATTTTGATGACAACAACAATTTTAGTGTGACGTTAGGAGGAGACCGCACTTTGGCTAATCCTGACAACATTACGGCTGGCCAGTCTGGTGTTTTTGTTATTACTCAAGACAGCACTGGTAGTCGCACTCTGTCTTTTGGGGATAAGTTTAAGTTCTCTGGCGGAACCGATCCTACGCTTACTACAGCGGCTAATGCTATAGATGTAATCGCGTACTATTGCATTTCAGATACCGCTATTGTTGCGTCGTTTGCAGGAAACTTCTCGTGAGCATTCTTTCAAATGGCCTTCTGGTTACTCTCATAGGGGGAGGAGCAGTTGCTGACGTTGAATTTGACACTGAATTCTTAGTTATTGCTGGGGGCGTTAATGGCTCTTCGAGCGTGCCTGGGCCTAAATACGCAGGGGGTGCTGGTCAGTATATTTCAACCGTTTCAGGTGAAACAACTGGCGGCAACGGATCAGCAGGCTCGGGTCGAACTTTACTTGCGTCTGCCGCGTCAACTCCAACTTATTCAGTAACAGTTGGGGCTACTCAATCGCAGTCAGTTTTTTCTGGCTCCGAGGCTGATGGCACTTCTTTTACCTACACCGCATCAACTGGTAGTGGTAAAACCTCGGGCGATGGTTTTACTGGAGGAAGCCAATACATGCCTTCAAACCAGTGCCTTAAGGTTAATTTCTACGGCGATAGTTTCTGCGTTGGAGCGTACACAGGAGGTGGTGGTGGAGCCTCTGCTGCCGGAAGTGGTCAGGATGGCGGTAGCGGTATTCAGTCGTCAATTACTGGAACTGCTACTTTTTACGCAGGTGGCGGACAGTCACCAACGTATAACGGCACAAATGGAACAGCAGGAAATGGCGCTACAAACTTTGGCGGGGGTGGCTCTGGTGCGGCAGGGCAGCCTGGCGCTGTGATTTTAAGGTATCCAAACACAGTTACCATCAGTAACCCTGGCGGCGGTTTAACTATGTCCACGGCTGT